AATCTATTGAGATAGTTGATTGGTATGGTGAAGATTTAAAAAATAGCCAGCAAATCTGGGTGGATAAAAATAGATATTCTGAAATAACAAAAGGTAGCTTCTTAGCAGCTTATTATGACGAAGCTAATTGGCAAGCACCTAATGGTGCTGGATATTTGGAAGGTTCTGTTCCTAGACGAATGACAAGAGTTATAAATGTTAAGAACGATACAAACAATGTGAATTTGAAGATTCTTTATACTGACGCACCTATACAAATTACAGACTATGATTCTGCCATTGGCGCAACAGATATTAGCTATCAAACATTCTCATATCCATCAGTTGATGTTTATGTTGATGAATATAAAGCTTTGGTTTTGACTCCGTTTATAGTAAATAATGATTCTATACCTGATGGTACAGACACCAGACAAAATGCGATATTAGATGTTATGAGTAAAGATACAAATCTTGCAAAAGGTTTAGCAAATAAAAATAAAATATCTTGGAGATATCTTATTGATTCGTTTGGACTTGGATTAGTTCCAATGGATGGCTTTGGTTCAAAACAACAACTTGCAGATCTTTGCGGTTTGAAATTGAATTGCTTAGGCTTCTTAAATATGCCAAGTGCTAAAATTTTCAAAGAATCCACTAATCCATCATTTGTAAATGATGACGGTACGCTTAATTTGGAATTTGTTAAAAATGGCGCAGATGAGTCTAAAAATCCAAACTTCTATTATCAATTTGCTCAATCACATGGTGATGTAGATGGTAGAAGCTGCTCTGGATATTTCTTCCCATATGTTAGAATATATGATAATGGTATACCTAAAATGGTTCCACCTGCATCATTTGCCGCAACAACTTATATGCAAAAATTCACATCTAATGTTGCTGGAATGTTGCCTTGGACAATTTGTGCTGGTATAACTAATGGTAGAGTTCAAAGTATAACTAAAACTGAGATGGATTTTACAAATACCGACTTAGAAAACTTACATCAAATGAATGCAAATTCTATTGTTTATAAATTGAACAACGGATATTGTATTGACTCTGAATCTACTGCACAAGTATTTCCATATTCTTCTTTAAGTGTAATGCACTCAAGAGAAGTCCTTATTGAACTTGAAAATAGATTATATGATATGTTATTAAGATATCAATGGGGATTTAACACACCAGAAATTAGAGCTGAAATCAAATATCGTGCAGATAAAATCTGTAAGGATATGTTGGATAATAATGCATTTTATGACTTCTGGAATGTTTGTGATGATACAAATAATACAAATTATGTGATTGACTTACAGATGGGCGTTTTAGATACTTATGTCGAAATTATAAAAGGTATGGGTATAATAGTCAACAACATAACTATTTTGAAGAAGGGTGATATACAATCTATGGGATTCAAATAATTAAAATTATTTATTAAATAAAAAGAGAAATAAGAAATTATTTCTCTTTTTTTATAAACTTTATATTAAAATATTTATATATAGGAGTAAAAGAAACGTATGTTGTGAATAGTGTCGAAATTATAAATAGAGAAAATGGTCCTTCTGGTAGAATGTATTTAGAAAAATATGTCAAAAAAAATTATCCCGATGTTTTTAATGATGTTATAGAATTTTGTAATGATAAATTTATTGATTTGCCGTTTAAAGAAAAAGTTTATCATTATGTTAATGATTTGAAAGATTTTGTATATTGTTCAAATCCAAATTGTGAAAAAACGACAAATTTTAAAAATTCAACATTAGGTTATAATAATTATTGTTCTAATGCTTGTATTAGTAGTGATCCAAATATTAAAAAAACAAAAGAAAATAAATCTTATGAAAAATTTGGAACTAAAGCACCAGGTATGAATGATGTTGTTAAGAAAAAAATGATAAAAACTAATCAAGAAAGATATGGTAGCAACTGTCCATTACAGAATGATGAAGTTCAAAACAAATCTAAAGAAACATTATTTAAAAATTATGGAGTTGATAATCCAAACAAATCCGAAGAAATTGTAGATAGATCTAAAAAAACGTGTATGATAAATTATGGTGTAGATAATCCAAAGAAAAATAAAGAAATAAATGATAAGATAAAAAATACTATGATGTTAAGATATGGCGTTGAATATGCTATGCAAAATGATGAAATAAAGATTAAAGCGATAGAAAATTTTATGACAACTCTAGCAAAAAATATTAGAGAGTTATATAAAGAATATGAAATTTTAGAGATAGATAGTAAAAATAAAAAATATAAAATGATATGTGAGAATGGACACATATTTGATATTGATTATACTTTATTAAATTCTAGAAGAAGAATTCATACTTTAATATGTACAGAATGCAATCCATTAAATAGTAGTATATCTGGATTGGAGATAGAGTTGTCGCAATTTATACATAAAAATTATAATGGTTCTATTCTTTTAAACGATAGAACTTTGATAGATAGAGAGTTGGATATTTATTTGCCAGAATTAAAATTGGCATTTGAATTTAATGGTTTATGGTGGCATAATGAATTGAATAAAAGTTCTGATTATCATTTGAAAAAAACAGATGATTGTGAAAGTAAAGGTGTTAGACTAATTCATGTTTGGGAAGATGATTGGCAACATAATAAAAATGTAGTAAAATCTATGATACTTAATTTGTTAAAAAAAACAGAAAATAAAATATATGCTAGAAAATGTGTTATAAAAAATGTCGATAGTAAGACAAATAAAGAGTTTTTAGAAAATAATCACATACAAGGTAGTACGGTAACTAAGATTAATATTGGACTATATTATAATGATGAACTTGTTAGTTTGATGAATTTTGGTAAAAAAAGAATTGTTATGAATGATAAAAGTGACGTTGGTGAGTGGGAATTGAGTAGATTTTGCAATAAGATAAACACTAATGTTATTGGTGGTGCATCTAAATTGTTTAAACACTTTACTAATAATTATAATCCAACAGAAATTATAACATATGCCAATAGAAGTTACTCTAATGGTGATTTATATAAAACATTAAATTTTGAATTTTTATATAAAACAGATATTAATTATTACTACATTGTGAATAAAATAAGAAAACATAGATTTTCATTCAGAAAAGCAACATTGGTTAAAGATGGTTATGATAAGAATAAAACTGAGAAAGAGATAATGCTAGAACGAAAAATTTACAGAATTTATGATTCTGGACAATTAAAATTTATTTGGAAAATATAATTAATATATAGATAAAAAATGATATATATGAAAAATTTAAAAACATTTGAAAATTTTGAAGTTTATCCAAATTTTAATGAAATAAAAGACGTTAAATCTTATAATGGTGGTTGCAATTATAAAGACATAAAAGTAGGAGATTATGTTATTTGTGAAGATTTGGCTTATTATTTATCTACTGGCGGAAATTCTGAAATTTCTAATTTCATTAATTGTAATATTGGTAAAGTAGTAGAAATTGATAATAGTTGGTGTGTTGTGAAATATGATAATGTTCCTGATGACTTAAGAGATGAATTTGATACATATTTTAGAGATGAAAGTGCAGAAAAAACAATATATTATCATGAAATTAGATACTGTTCAAGTAATAAAAAATCTTTAGAAGAAATATTAGTAATGCTATCTGATATTGAAAAATATAATTTGTAAAAAAGATTAAATATAAAAATTATTTGGAAAAATATTAAATAATAATAAAACATAATAAATATTAATTTGTTGTTGTATATAAAAATATAGTAGTATCTTTGTATTCAATTAAAACAACTAAAAATATGAAAGTAACAACAGAAGATTGTGTAAAAGCAATAGTAGAACATTTAATTCAAAAAGAACACAACTTTACCAATGCTAAAGATTGGAAAAGAATTTCTAAGACAGGTACAGGTGATAATATCATCCGTAAGTTCCAAAACAAAGTTTCAAACAGAGAAATCTATGTGAGATCAAGCGACTCTGAAATTTTTGAAGTGAGTGACAAAGAGTTTGGTATGGTAACAAGCTTTAAAAAATTCTCATCGTTAACTTCAGATTTGGAAAAAGATTTTCCATATAAAGAAGTTTTTGATTGTGCTACAGTGTATTTAAAAGAAGAATCATCATATGGTAATTTATCAGACATTATTGATGAAAATGAAATGGAAGAAGATGGATATGAAAAATTTGAAATTGAAAAAGGTACAAGAATAGGATTTGGTGAACAAGATGGTACTGATAATCAAGGAGAATATAATGATGATTTTGTAATTAAAGGTATTATAGAATTCACAAAAAATGGATATTATTATAATTATGACGAAGGATTTATATGTGATGGTATTATTACATTTGAATTAGAAAAAGGTAAAGGTTATGTACCATCTCAAGAGCCTGTTGATTTAATTGAAACTGATTATTGTAATGGAGGTGGTGAAAAAATAAATAATAAATCTAAAATTAAAAAACATGTTGGATTGTATAAATTAAATGTTCTTTTGGCTGGTAGTTAAATAATTATAGATAAATTAGATTCTATAAAAAAAGAGAGAAGTTAATTCTCTCTTTTTTTATATGTTATATTTTTTTGAATTTTTATCCAATTCTAATTTTGTAGATAGTGCACC